GACTCACTCATTGCATCAAATAAAATGCCTCCTGGTGGTATTACTGGATTGGGTCCTGGTGTTTCTGTCCCAGTTACTGTCATTGGAGCAACCACTACAGCTACTGAAACCAAGATTAAGATTAATAATGGATCTATTGGCGTGTTCCCTGTTAATGTTTCAAATGGTGATCAGATTACCATCTATGCTAAGTCTGATCCTAATTTTAGTCAACCACGCACTATGCAAATTCAGGTTGGTGATACGACAATTCCAACATGGACAATCATTACTAGCAGCGGACCAGATTATGATGCAGACTTCACACCTCCATCTGATAAAGTTAATCAAGTCCCAAGCACTTATATCACAAGTTCTCCTGTTACAGTAACTGGTATCAATAGACCGATTACTATTACTGCATCAAATGGTGCATTGATCTCTATTGATTTTGATACACCAGTTGTAGGTCCTAGAATCTTTGACCCAGCAGTTAATAGTTCATTTAGTTTGACTGTATTGAGTGCAGATCAATTAGGAACACCAGAATTTACCGATGTTGTAGTTGGTACTGAGGCTGCTAATGTTGGTGCTGTGTCTTTTACATGGACGGTAAGCACATATGCTGTAGCACCACCACCAGCAGCAAACCTGGGAACATGGTACAGCAAGAAAGTCAATAAGTTTGATGGATACTCTGTAGGAACTATTTGTGCTATTCTAAAAGAGAATGTTATTGTTGGTTATGGTGATTTGGATGGTGATCTGAACTCCAGATATCCTGGATTTGTTCAATGTGATGGTAGAGCATTAGATGCATCAGAGTTTAGAGAATTATATGAGGTTATTGGAACCGAGTATGGTGGTAGTGTTACTGAAACATTTGGTGCATATGGAGAACTAATATACAATGGTACATTCAATGTTCCTGATTATAGAAACAGAAAACTTGCTGGCACTGGATTTGTTGATTCATCTCGTGGAAACTCTGCATTCTTGCCTGTATCTACACCTGGCAAAGGTATTTTCGATGTTGGTGCAGAGGGAGGATATTGGTACTTTGATACTGTAGATGCTGCAGGATCTCTACCACTAGAGCAGATTGAAGGCAGCGGACAAACAGGTCTGCAGAGTCAATTCTTCTCTCTTGGTACTGTAAGACTGCAAGGATTGGAAACTATTGTAGATAGTATAACATTTACTATTACTGGTGCTGTTACTGGACTAGTTGGACCTCTTGGTGAAGTATCTGTAAGAGTTCCTAGTCATGAACACTTATATCTTACTGCTGTTGTGGAAAATGATGGTGGTGATCCACTAATTCCATTCAATACATCTTCTGGTACATCACCTAGAGGTATGCTTGGTCTTGCTGAATCAGGTAGTGATTCACCTGCAGCAGAAATTCCATGGTCTCGTGATTCGGTTGTCGCTCTATGGGCAAGCTTTTTAAACGCAACTAGTGGTGGTAGATTTGCTGAGGAAATTGAAAGATATTATGATGCTGATTCTTGGACTGACTTAAATACCTGGATTGTTGATAATCTACCAACCAGTCAAACTGCTGATAGTGGAGCACAAATCACTCTGCAACAAAGTTATATGTTGTGGTGGAGATCTCCTAGAGCTGATTCTGATAGTCTTCCATTGCAAACTGTCCCATTGAGTGTAGGTGGTGCTGCTCAGACTGCATGTGTTGATCTAGACTCAAGTACATTTACTATCGATACATATACTCCTGTTAGTGGAACAACACAGACTCATAGTCATATGATTACCGAGGACATTGTGGGTAATCCTCAGACAGACTTTACTGGTGGTGGATTCTCTGGTCCTGGTACAATTGGTGGTATTTACGGTTCTGGTCTTGGTGGTGGATCTGCATCTAAACAGGTTACATTTAATCAATCAGAACTATTCATGGACATGACTGATGCAGAGTTTAAGTTCTCTAGTAGTTTCAAGAAACCAACTCCTGATGTTACTATGAGACCACAGAGAAAAGTTCCAATCATCAACCCATTCCATAAGACTAAATACATCATTAAAGCATTCTGATTCCATTGTTATGTCAGTTGAACCATATCGTCCTCTGGAGTTAATGCAGAGGAAAGACTTTACTAAGTCTGATTTTAATGATTTTATTGGTGTCTGGGAAAATTTTATGCCTAGACCCACATGTAAAAAGTTAATTGAATATTGTGAGCATGTTTTAGAGACTGGATCATATTATAATCAAGACTTCCAAGAGTTGCCTGGTGGGGGTGACCAGAAAGTGTATAAGTCAGAGGACCAATACGGTGGTGCTCAGAATAGGAGAGACTTTGCATTCATGATGGATTATTCTAACAAGAAACTATGTACAGATGTGCAGGCAGTCTTGTCATCATGCCTTAATCATTATATTTCTGAGTATCCATCACTGAATATTGCTTCACTAATCTCAACAGATATCAAGATGCAAAAGACACCACCTGGAGGTGGTTATCATCTTTGGCATTATGAAGATGTTGATCAAGCACATTCACTTAGAGAGATTGTTTGGATGATCTATCTAAATGATTTGCCAGAGGGTGAGGCAGAGACTGAATTCTTATACCAAAAGAGAAGAATTCGTCCAACTGCTGGTACTGTTGTTATTTGGCCAGCGGGTTATACGCATACTCATAAGGGTAATACAGTTTTTAGTGAGGATAAATATATTTTGACAGGATGGTACATCAAATCTAGGTAGGAGATCCATGACAACCAGAGAAAGAATTTCTTTAATTGAGATTGATTTTGTCAATGATATTGTCTTGATTAATGATGACATCGAGGCAGACTTGATTTATCCTGGCAGAAAAACTAAAAAGATTAAAATTGGTGGTGAGTTGAAGGAAAGATTTCTCGACAGAGCTGTCGATGACTTCTGGCACAACTCTAAGGACCAGTTAGATCACTTCCAGTATTTCAGCACTGGTGCTTACAGATGCCAGAGAAGAAAGTTAAAGCATGACTTTAAGACTGATGAAGATTATTGGGCAACCTATCAATTTACTAGTGCTACTGCTGAGCAAGCAACTGCATTAAAAGATCAAGCAGTTGCTTTTTATGAGTCTCTGCTAATTGTAAGGGAAGAAGCAGTCAATAAAGAGATCAAGAAAATTGATGATGAAGCGATCTACTTTGAACAGAGATATCTGAAAGCGAGAAGACAGAAGAACGAACTGTTAGCACGTTCTGACTGGAGAATTCTTCCTGATGTTGAGGATACTTATGAAGGTGAGAAAGATCAGTGGATTGCTTGGAGAAGAGCATTAAGAACCACTGTCATGAAAAAACCAGCAGACTTTAACACTGGACTTGAATACTTCAAATACACATATGATGTTAAGTATCCCGTAGATCCAAAGATTTATAGACAGTTGTATCCAGATGGTATGCAGGAAGATGGTGTAACACCAGCACCAGCATTCATGGATCCCAATGATCCTCAACAATGGGTAAAACATGATATTGCAGCAAGTTCTGACTTCCAGCAGAGCAGAGAGCAGAGCATGTACAACTTCTCTGGTCAATATGCACCAGCACTTAAGAGAGTAAGACAAGCAGTGTATGATATCATGAAACTACTTGACGTAGATGATGTTGTACCTGTAGATTGGAGTCTATACTACACTGATGATTCTGAACTAGACGGACAAACAGGATGATTTATGAAATTGATTTGCTCGATGGCGAGGCTTTATTATGGCTACAGGATAATTTAAAAAATCTAGAATATGTCGATGGCAATATATCTAATCCATCTCCTAAGAAGAGATGTAAGATGGCATGTGATGGCAAATTATATGAGAAGATAAATCAGCAGTATTCTGGACATATTAATAAGCGTATCTACAGCATCTATAATATTAGAAGAACATCACAGTTATACTTTCTTGAGTATAATGAGGGTGCTTTTTATGATTACCACATCGACAATATCCCCTGTGGTGGTGTCTTCCCTCACTATAGTATGACATGTTTTCTGAATGATCCATCAGAATATGA